AATGGATACAGACAAGATGGAGCCAGCCGGCGCGGCGGAGGTCTTCGGAGACTGGGACGCTGCACACTTTCTGGCGCGAGTCTTGGAAAAGCTGGGGCCGGGGCGGCCCGTGAATGTGCCGGACTTCCGTGGCATTCTGAAAAGGGCGATGTGCGATGGAGCCGATGAAGATTTCTTCTGCGAATACTGTCGGCGGTATGGCTATGACTGCCGGGACTGCATCGTGACAGAGTGGAAGGACGATTTGAAGGAGGCACGATGAGCCATTACGTTCCATACGCCCGCACAGACATCGACGGCATCCAAGTGGAGAAGGTTGTCGAATGGCTGGGGGTAAATGAACTGATGACTGTGCTGCGGATGCTTCCCCCGGAAAAGGAGTTCCCACTGCTGCTGGATTTCCTGGTTGAGTTTGCCGGAGGGCTGGAGCTGGCCGAACACCGAATGGAAGAGATGCTGGTGGATCAGGCGGCAGTCAGCTACAAGGCACACGCTGAGGCGGTTAGGAAAATAAAGGCCAGGATTGCTGAGCTGTACGAAAGGAGCCTAGAAAATGGCGAATTACAGCAAAACGATTGAGGACTTCTTGTCATTCCTGCGCGGTTGTGAGCAGAGGTATCACATGGCTGAGGCGGATGAGCAGGATGCGAACAGCTCCACCCAGGACATCCTTCACAGCTTGGAACTGGAGACACATACATACCAGGAGTACGCCCGGCTGGGCAAGGAGCTGACGGGCATCCGCCAGACCCGCCGAACTGCGAAGGACACCATGTGCCAGATTGAACCTATCCTTGGTTGGATAGAGCAGAACAGGAGCGTCATAAAAGGGCTGGAGCAGCTCTTAGGGGCGGTCAGGCGGGCGGAGAAAAACACCGAAAACCGCATCTATACGCCGAGGGCGAAAAAGAAGGGGTGAACAAAGATGCTGAAATGGGAAAAAACGGGGCGTACCGTCCGAGTGGATGGCAGCACAACGGTCACATACGAGGCCCACGGGAAGACTGCGGACTACTGCATCGAGAGTAGGAAGCGGCCCATTGCACACGCGAACCGGCCGGGCAACTGGATGTATACGTCATACTTTTTGGTCGTCGGGGTACAGCAGCGGGAATATCACACGCTCATGGATGCCAAGAGAGCGGCGGAGAAGATAGAGGAGGAGAGCATCCAAGAACCCACGGCGCGGATTTGTGCGCACTGCCGGTGGTATGTGCCGTTTGCGAGTATCTGCTGCAGCGGGGACAGCGAACACCGGGCGGACATTGTGAACCCGGAGGGTAGCTGTCCCCTGTGGGAAAGGAGCGGCAACGGATGAGCCCGGTGCAGGTGGGCGATGAGGTAACCAGGAGGCCCGTTACCCTCACCGGCCTGGACCCTAAGCAGACGCTGAGAATGCGGGGCCAGGTGGTCTGGGTCCACCCGGCGGGGCGCTTCCATGTGGTGGAGTTCATGACGCCGGGCGGGCCGCTGCGGGAGAGCTTTATGGAAAGAGCAGTTGGTGTGTAAATATGTTTTTTGTGTTCGATGACACCCCATCCGTTGATTTTTTGACACTCCCTGGCTTTGCTGAAGCAAAGAGGCACCTGGAGGAGACAGGCCATCCTTCCACATGGATCACAAAGCTGGTCGATACTTCGGATAAGTATGCGAAATTCCTCAAAGATGGCCGTCCATGGTACAGAAGCCAGTGCCCACACTATCAGGGGTACTGGCTGGAAGGATGCATGGGGTCTGTTCAGTGCGGTTCCTATGGGGGATTGTTGCCGGACTTGATGTGGGACACGACCTGCAAGGGGGAGTTTGAGCAATGCCCATTTTATACGGAGGGATAGAGGTGTGAACGGTGAAATGTTGCTGCAACGAGTGTAAGAACAAAGATTGCCAGGTCAACTACAAAAACGCACCAAAGGGCGAGAGAATCGAGTATGTAGCTTTTAGCAAAACCAAGCTGTGCAAGGGCTATCAAAGACCATAGGGGGGAGCAGAATGCCGAAAAAGTACATAGATAACTGCGGCTGGAAATACCAGGTCATGGGCGGCCTCGGTGATGGCACTTTCAAGGCCCGGTATCAGAAACCCGATCACCACGGCGATGTCGGCTGGAAAGGGCTGGCCGCCGTCCCATGGCGCGGAAGCCGTGAGGAAGCCCAGACCGACCTTGACCAACTGGCCGAAAAGAAAGGGTGGCAGGAATGGACGGACTGAGGAAAGCCATTGCAATCGACTTTGATGGATGCCTCTGCACCGATGCTTTCCCGGCTATCGGTGAGCCGAACTGGCCCGTCATTAAAAGGGCCCAGGCGGAGCAGCGGGCCGGAGCTGGCCTGATCCTCTGGACCTGCCGGGAGGGAGCCCTTCTCCTCGAAGCATATGATGCTTGTATGGATTGGGGCTTACACTTCGATGCCGTAAACGAGAGTTTGCCCGACTGGATTGAGGCGTTCGGCACCCAGCCCAGAAAGGTCGGCGCCTCGGAATATTGGGATGATAAGGCGGCGAGCATTCCTGTTACAGACCGCTTTTTTGTAGGTGGCCCAGGTGATGATTCCATTGATCTGATCGAGCCTAAGCCAAACGCAGAATTGAAGCCTTGCCCATTCTGCGGGAGCGCCCATGTGATTTATGAGCGGTATGGAGCCCCGGCGGGGGAACGGTGGCGTTGCTGGTGTGCAGAGTGCCTTGCGGGAATTGATCCTGGCACTGCACAGGAGGCGGGGCAGGTTCGGGAGATGTGGAACCGCCGATCTGATCCGCCCAACGACCCGCTGACCCTGGAGGAACTGCGGGAGATGGGCGGGGAGCCGGTGTGGATTGATGATTGGTATGAAGATTTCCATGGGTGGGAGCTGTCCGAAACTGCATCCGACTACTTTGAAGGTGAAAGTCGGACAGTTGAAGCATATGGGACGCGCTGGGTAGCTTACCGCCACAAGCCGGAGGAGGCAGTAAAAGAGGCTGACTCTCTGATTAACCGCACTCTCCCTGAGCTTACGCGAGAGAAACTGGCAGAGGAGTACCTCAACCTCTGCGACCATGACTGCGGCGTGGACCGCAGCGTTGGCATACCGGCGTGCCCGTTTTATGATCCTCCTGATGTAGATGACTCCGGGGCATCGGTCCCGGAGCGGTGCAAGCTCGATGCCATTCTAAAGGGTGCGGCAGGGCCATAGAGCGAGGTGACCGAATGATGGGAGAAGACTTCAACAAAATGGTCGAGGTGGTTTTCGACCACGAAAGGCAGTGCGATGTCTGCAAATACCAGCACGACGGATGCGGCGGCTTGACGGCTGGGCCGAATGGCCCAATTTATCCGCCGTGTGCGGACCTAGAACCTGAGCACTACGTCGATGAGGACTACCTCCGTGAAGTCTACGACGAGATAATGGAGGAGGAGTCCAATGTTTGAACTCATAAAGGAGTGTTTCGAGCTCTTTGTAAAACAAAACTGGCTCAAACACATCGACAGGGCGGTGGACGAATATAACAAGCTAACCCGCAAGGCCAAGGTGCAGGCCCACATCGTTCACGAGCTGATGGCGAGGTATAACGAGCTCTACCCGGACGATAAGCTCAAAATTGGCGGGAGGGACGGCAATGATTGAGCTTCCGAAAGAGGAATACACCACCGAGGTGCGTAACGGAAGAACCTGCCACATCTGCACTCTCCGGCAGATGGTCCTTCACGCAATCGGTCTGGACCATGAGCGACCCTACACTCGCCACGGGCGAAAATTTTACAAGCCCTACCGGAACTACTTCACAACGGGTCAGGAGAGTGCTGTGTTCCTCCCACTGGTAGAGGCCGGATACATGACCGAGCAGCTCATGCCCCGCGGCCCTGACGGCACAGAGGGCCACCTGTACAGACTGACCCGCTCAGGGCTAGACTGGCTCGGAGAGCAAATAGGCGTGAAGATTTACGATGCCCGATGAATCGCTGCGCTGTTGGGGCTGTCGGCGGTGCTGACGCCCCAGGTGATGCGGCTGGGGGGGAAAAGCCACGCCCCAGCCGCAAGAGCCAACACAGGCCGACTGTGGGGCTGTCAGAGGCAAGAGACAAAACTAATCCTAGGAGGCGTTTGCGACCCATGACAATTAAGGGCTTCGTACCAGGACAGACCGTCTATATCCTCGGAGACGGGAACCATCAAAGAGACAGATTCCTTGCGACGGTGGCGGAGGTCGTAAAAGTCGGCAGGAAATATGTCACCGTGAGCGGAAGCTGGGGCATGCAATTCAAAGAGACGTATGAGAGGAGACCCTACCTCGTTGAGAATACGCAGTGTGGAACACCTCGGCTTCTTTTCCCGTCAAGTGAGGCCGTGGACGAATACCGAGAACGCGAGGAACTGAAAGTGTGGGTGCGGACGGCGGTAGGCTGGGACAAAATCGACCGCTACACCCTCGCCCAGCTCCGGGAGGTAAAGAGGATTTTGGAGGGAGGGGAGGACACGTGAAGGCGTTGACCATCTGGCAGCCCTGGGCCTCTCTGCTCGCCTGCGGCACAAAGCGGTATGAAACCCGGAGATGGCCGACCAGATACCGGGGGCCTATAGCCATCCACGCGGCAATGATAAGCCCGTTTAGGGTGTCTCTTTCGCCCGAATGCAAGGGGGTTATCGCCGACGAAGTGCTGAACAGTCACAGATGCCCGTTGTTGCGCGATATGCCACGCGGTGCGGTTATCGCCACGGCGGAGCTTGTGAACGTGTGGCACATTGTCTACCATCCGGGCTTGGATGTGGACACGGCCAGCAAAATCGATATTGGGGCCGAAAGCATGACGAACGACAAGCACGACCCACATTTCGGCGATTATTTCGTGCCGACAGAAAAGGAAATCATCCTCGGAGACTGGACTCCGGGCCGGTACACATGGGAGCTGTCTAACGTCAAAATGCTGCCGGAGCCCATTCCCATTAAGGGAAAGCAGGGCCTGTGGAACTGGGAAGGGGGATAATCGCAAGTGGAGAAAAAGATACTGGATGCTACCTGTGGGGCCCGCACAATCTGGTTCGATAAGCATCATCCCGCCGCTGTGTATTGTGACCGGCGGCGGGAGGAGTATCATCACCTTTGGAAGAACGCCGGAAACTGTTCACTGAACATTGACCCCGATGTTCTCTGTGACTTTACGAACCTTCCATTCCCTGATGATTCTTTTTCGATGGTCGTGTTCGACCCACCCCATTTGACTGGGGCGAAGGAGACGGCGTGGCTGGTCAAAAAGTATGGAAAGCTGGATCAGAACTGGCCGCAGATGCTGCACGATGGTTATGTGGAATGTATGCGGGTTTTGAAGCCGGACGGAGTACTTATCTTCAAGTGGTCGGAGTATGACATTCCCGCCGAAAAGGTGTGGAGGGCCATTGGACAAAAGCCTCTCTTTGGGCACCACAGCGGCAGGAACTCCAAAACATTCTGGGGCTGTTTTATGAAATTCTGTAATCAGGAGGAATGCAAACCATGAGCAGAAGAGGCGGAGCCAGTCGTGGTGGGATGCAGTCCGCCGGTGTGCATCCGTCCATCTACTGCCAGGTTTGCGGGAAACCTGCGGCCAGATATGAACCGGGGCGCGGATGGATGCACTTCACGAAAAAGGGCTCGGTCTGGCATAAGGAGAAACCGGGCCAAAATCCCAAACGTTTGGGATTTTGAGAACTACGCAACACGGAGGGGCTGACGGCATGACGCTGAAGGAAATTTCTATCTACTACGAATTGCACAAGCAGCTGGAGCAGAACAGGCGGATGCTTTCCTCGCTGTATGTGGCGGCGGGACTGGGAGCTCAGGAGATCACCGGGATGCCTCATGGACCGGGGGCCTCTGACCCTGTGAACGGTCTGGTCGTTGAAATTGAAGATTTGAAGAAACGAATCGCCCGCCTCGAATTGGAGTGTGAGCAGGAAAAGAAAATACTGGAACAGTACATAGATGCCGTTGAAGATTCCCAGACTCGCATGATTTTTCGCCTGCGGTTCGTCCATTGCATGACGTGGTCCCAGGTGGCTAAAGCGGTTGGCGGGGGGAATACAGCCAACGGTGTCAGAGCCGTGTGCTACCGGCATTTGAAAAGTTGTAGCAGCGCGAACACCTGTGAGCGTTGACGAACGCTGTCAGTCTGTGTTATGATAAACTCGCAACAATCCTAAATCAGCCAGGCGGCTCTCCTCCGGGAGGGCCGCCATCCTTTTTGAAGGGAGGTTTTCCGGCTTCGCGCGTTCTCTCCTTTGCGCGTGGTCTTGCATCGGGTGCGGCGACCGCCAGCGGCGCACAGCGGTGACAGACGACAAAAGGGGGTCTTCACGATGGAAATTGTGAAGATGAAACTATCGGAGCTGAACCCGGCGGAGTACAACCCCCGGAAGGCTCTCAAGCCGGGAGACCCGGTCTACGAAAAGTTGAAGGCGTCCATCCTCTCCTTCGGGAATGTAGAGCCCATCGTGTGGAATCGCAGCACGGGAAACGTGATCGGCGGCCACCAGCGGCTCCGCGTCCTTTTGGATTTGGGGGTGGAGGAGAGCGAGGTCAGCGTGGTCGACCTGTCCGAGGTGGACGAAAAGCGGCTGAACATCGCCCTCAACAAAATCACTGGCGAATGGGACGATGAAAAGCTGACATCCCTGCTGTCCGAACTCACCGCCGGCGGGGCGGATACATTCCCCACCGGCTTTGACGAGCGGGAGCTTGCCTCCATGTTCGCCGACCTGTCCAAAGCGGCCGCGCACGATGACGGCTTTGACCTCACCGCCGCCCTGGAGAAAGCCTCCTTTGTGGAGCGGGGCGATGTCTGGACGGTGGGCAGGCACCGGCTCATGTGCGGTGACGCCACCTCCGCCGAGGACGTGGCCACGCTGATGGATGGGAAAAAGGCAAACCTCATCCTGACCGATCCCCCCTATGGTGTCTCCTTCAAGTCCTCGGATGGGCTGACCATCCAGAACGACTCCATCAAGGGGGATGATTTCTATCAGTTTCTCCTACAGTCTATGACGAACATGGTCGCCCACCTGGAACCAGGAGGGGCGGCCTATGTTTTTCATGCGGACACCGAGGGACTGAACTTCCGCCGGGCGTTCATTGATGCGGGCCTGCACCTGGCCGGGGTGTGCATCTGGGTAAAGAACTCCCTGGTGCTGGGCCGCAGCGACTACCAGTGGCAGCACGAGCCTGTCCTATACGGTTTTCTGCAGAACGGCAAGCATCGCTGGTACTCCGACCGCAAGCAGACCACCATCTGGAACTACGACAAGCCCAAGCGGAACGAGAACCACCCTACGTCCAAACCCCTGGACCTGCTTGGATATCCAATCGGGAACTCTTCTCAGGAGAACGCCATCGTGCTGGATACCTTCGGCGGCTCCGGCTCCACGCTCATGGCCTGTGAGCAGCTGAGGCGGATCTGCTACACGATGGAGCTGGACGAGAAGTACGCCTCTGTCATACTCCGGCGCTATGCGGAGGGTACCGGGGACACCGGCGGCATCCACGTCCTCCGGGACGGAGAGCGCATCCCCTACGCAGACCTAGTCAAAGAGGTCGGCGCCCGTGGATAGGTTAAAGCTGGGGAGTCTGTTTGACGGCTCCGGGGGCTTTCCCCTGGGCGGTCTGCTGGCCGGGATCACCCCAGTGTGGGCCTCGGAGATCGAGCCCTTCCCCATCCGGGTGACCACAAAGCGGCTGCCGGGGATGATACACCTGGGGGACGTGTCCGCCGTCAACGGAGCGGACATCGAGCCGGTGGACATCATCACCTTCGGCTCACCCTGCACCGATATGAGCATTGCCGGCAAGCGGGCTGGTCTGGAGGGAGCGCAGTCCTCCCTTTTTTATCAGGCCATCCGCATCATCAAGGAAATGAGGTGTGCAACAAATGGAAAATGTCCGCGCTGGGTCTGCTGGGAGAACGTTGTCGGGGCCTTTAGCTCAAACCAAGGCTTCGACTTTAAGGCGGTCCTCGACGCGGTCATCGGCATCGCAGAGCCGGGGGCCGCGGTGCCTATGCCTGAGAAAAACCGCTGGCCCTACGCCGACGTTTACATGGGAAACGGATGGAGCGTTGCATACCGCACTTTCGATGCGCAACATTGGGGAGTCCCCCAGCGAAGACGCCGCTGTTACCTTGTCGGAGATCTTGCAGGCCGATGCGCCGGACGGGTACTCTTTGAGTCCGAGGGCCTGTCGGGGTATTCTGCGGAGGGCTTCCGCACGTGGCAAAGAGCTGCCCGCTATCCTTCGGCTGGCGCTGGAGCAGCAGGCCGGATCTGCTTGAACGACCAGGGTGGGGGCTGCATGGACATCTCGGAGGAGGTGGCAAGCACCCTCCGGGCGGAGAGCCACGGACACCCGCCCTGTGTGATGGCCGCCGGCTTTTGCACGGAACACTCCGCCGCCAGCCGGTCTATTGGTTATGGCGAGGAGTGCTCCCCTACGCTCCGGACCGGGGTGGTCCCTGCTGCGGTGTATGAGAACCACAGCCAGGACACCCGCTACACCGGACCACTGAACACAGCCCCAACGGTCAGCTCCACCTACGGCACCGGGGGCAACAACCAGCCATTTGTGGTGGGGATGCGGACATACGATGTCCGTTTCACCTCAGAGGGCACGAAAAACGCTCGACAAAACGTCTACGAGACGGACACCGCCAGGACTATCGATACCGGGGGAAATCCCCCGGACTCCAACCAGGGCGGTGTGGCCGTGGTGTCCGACTGCGTGACCTACGCCATGACGATGTGCGGCTTTCCACAGGTCAGCAGGGAGCAGGCCCCCACGCTGCTGGCGCGGGATTTCAAAGACCCTACGGCGGTCAGCTGGGGCTACACCGTGAGAAGGCTTACCCCCACAGAATGCGCCAGGTTACAGGGCTTCCCGGATTGGTGGTGCGCCGGTCTGGAAACGGAGCGACCTACCGAGGCCGACATCGCTTTCTGGGCGGAGGTCTGGGAGACACACCGTAGGATCGCCGGGACGGCCACCAAGCCCAAGACCAGGAACCAGATCGTCAAGTGGCTGCAAGACCCCCATTCGGATTCCGCAGAGTACAAGATGTGGGGAAACGGGGTCGCGCTGCCCAATGTGTTCTTTGTCCTCGCTGGCATTGTGTGGTCTACACAAGAGTGGCCCGGATAATTTGTGACAGTCAGGCTGAGAAATGACTTGCTATTAACTCCGTTTAGAGTGATTAATACACTACCGAAAGGGAAAACGCAAAAAACGGAGGGCAACAAAATGAACGCAAAGCTGATGGACCAGGTCGCCGAGATGAAGAAGCAGACCATCGGGGTCGAGGTCGAGATGAACAGCATCGAGCGGAGCCGCGCCGCCAGACTGGCCGCCAAGTTCTTCGGCACCGGGCGGTTCGAGGACACGGCCCGCCGGAACGGCTACTGCACCTGGTCTGCCTGGGACGCCCAGGGCCGTGAGTGGAAATTCCAGCGGGACGTCAGCATCCACGGGCCGGACAGCGAAAAGTGCGAGATGGTCACCCCGATCCTGACCTACGCTGACATGAACACCCTCCAGGAGCTGGTGCGGCACTTGCGCAAGGCCGGAGCCAAGAGCGACGCCACCAGGGGATGCGGAGTCCACATTCACATCGGGGCCCAGGGCCATGATGCCAAGACCCTGCGGAATCTGGCCAACATCATGGCCAGCCACGAGAGCCTTCTGGCCGATGCCCTCAATCTCGACCAAGGCCGGATGATCCAGTATTGCAAAACGGTGAACCCCGCCTTCCTGGACAAGCTGAACCGCGAAAAGCCCTCCACCATGGCCGACCTCGCCGAGGTCTGGTACACCAGCAACGGAGCAAGCGGCAGCCGCAGCGCCCACTACAACAGCAGCCGCTACCATATGCTCAACCTCCACGCCACCTTCACCAAGGGCACAATTGAGTTCCGGCTTTTCCAATTTGACGCACCGGCCGCCGACCGGAAGAACGGCCTCCACGCCGGACAGCTCAAGAGCTACATCCAGCTTTGCCTGGCCCTCAGCCAGATGGCCAAGAGCCTCAAGAGCGCCAGCCCCAAGCCCCAGCAGACCGAGAACCCCAAGTACGCCATGAGGACTTGGCTCCTCCGGCTGGGGTTCATCGGAGAGGAATTTGCCACCGCCCGGGACCTCCTGACCCGCCGCCTCACCGGGAACTCGGCCTTCCGCAACGGGAGGGCCGCCTGACCTCCGGGCGAACCGCCCAAGCCCACCTAACCCGCCACAAGCGGGCTTTGGGTGGTAGAAGGATACACAGCCTTCGGAAAGGACGGATCTAGAATGGCAAAAAGGTATTACATTGCCTACGGCAGCAACCTCAACCTCCCGCAGATGCGGGGCCGCTGCCCTGGGGCGACCGTTGTAGGAACCGCAGTCATCGAGGACTACCGCCTGCTGTTCAAGGGGAGCAAGACCGGCTCCTACCTCACCATCGAACCGTGGGAAGGCGGCAGGGTGCCGGTAGCGGTGTGGGAGGTCACAGCGGCGGATGAGCGCAACCTCGACCGCTACGAGGGCTACCCTGTGTTCTACCACAAGGTGGGGATGGAACTGGATGTAACGTTGGCCGGCTCCGGCGAGGTGCGCACCCTGGAGGGTTTTGCCTACGTCATGTACGCGGACAGGCCCCTCGGAACCCCCAGCAATTCCTACTTCATCACCTGCACCCAAGGGTATCGGAGCTTTGGCTTTGACCCGCGCATCCTGCTGGATGCATACGCGGATAGTAAAGGGGAGGAGATTCTATGCACAGCAAAACAGTGAGCGGGCACGTCTGCCCCAGGTGCGGGCGGACGTACACCGAGCGCCCGGCCATGGCCAGGGACAACAGCGGCCCCATCTGCCCCGACTGCGGGACACGGGAGGCCCTGGAGAGCATCGGCGTTGGCGTGGATGAGCAGGAGCGCATCCTCGACACCATCCATCGGCACCAGGCGTAAGCGCAAACAGCACGGCAGCGGACGGCTCGGAGGGGCCGCCCGTTCGCTCGTTGGATGAAAAGGTACTGTGAGCCCCTCCCCCAGGGGAGCGGGGCAGAAAACGCCCGAAACGCGCGTAGTCACCAAAAAAATTTTTTGGGCTACTTTCGTTTCCGGGGCGTTATTTTTATGCCACTTCCCAGAAAGGGTGATTGGATTGGCGACCCCCAGGAAAGAAAAAATCGAAGAAACCCCCGGCTACTGCAAAGCGGAAGACCTGGCAAATCTGTTTGCCCTGACGGGCCAGTGGATCAACCAGCTCACCAGGGATGGGGTGCTGAAGAAAAGGGACACCCCCGCCGGGAAACGGTACAACGTGGTGGAGTCCACCAGGGCCTATGTGCAGTACCTCCGGGACAAGGCGGCGGGCCGCGGGGAGAAGGGCATCCCGGAGGATAAGGAACTGGAGAAGTTCGAGGCCGAGGTGCGCATCAAGCAGGCAAAGGCCCAGATCGCCGAGCTGGAGGCTCAGGAGCTCCAGGGCACCATGCACCGTAGCGAGGATGTGGCCGCCCTGACGGAAGATCTGTTGTACACCGTCCGGGATTCTCTCATGGCCCTGCCTGGCCGTCTTGCCGTGGACGTGGCCAGCACCAGCACCGCCGCAGAGGCTGCTGAGGTCATCAAGCGGGAGGTCTACCTGGTAATGAAGGAGCTGTCCTCCTACACCTATGACCCGGAAAAGTATGCGCAACGGGTTCGTGAGCGGATGGACTGGCAGGCGGATCACGAGGACGGTGACGATGATGAATAACCGGGATGAACGGCGGCGGGCCGAAAATGAGGCCAACCGGGCGGCCCGCCGGCTGATGAAGGCCATCTCCAGAGGGTTGGCCGGGATGCAGCCCCCGGAAAACCTGACCGTCACCGAGTGGGCGGAGTGCAAGCGGTACCTGTCCATGGAGGCCAGCGCTGAGCCGGGTCTCTGGCGTACCAGCCGGACGCCGTACCTCCGGGCCATTATGGACGCGTTTACCGACCCGAAGGTGAGGCACATCGTCTTTGTGGCCGCGTCCCAGGTGGGCAAGACGGAGGTCATCAACAATATTATCGGGTACATCATCGACCAGAATCCCGGCAGTATTCTCTTTGTTCATCCCACCACCATCGACGCCCGGGAGTTCTCCAAACTGCGCATCGCACCCATGATCCGGGACAGCCCCGCAGTGCGCCGGAAGGTGTCGGCGGCAAAGAGCCGGGACAGCGGGAACACCCTGCTTCAAAAATCCTACCCCGGTGGCATCCTGACGCTTTGCGGCTCCAATGAGGCCCACGCCCTGGCCTCCAAGCCCATCCGCTATGTGTTCGGGGACGAGAGGGACCGCTGGGCGCAGTCCGCCGGCACCGAGGGTGACCCCTGGGAGCTGGCCATGGCGCGGCAGACCACCTTCTATAACGCCAAGGCGGTGGAGGTCTCCACCCCCACCATCAAGGGGGACAGCAACATCGCAAAGAGCTTCGCCAAGGGCACCATGGAGCGGTGGAAATCCCAATGTCCCCACTGTGGTCAGTTCCACGAGATCCAGTGGAAGGATATCCGGTATACGGCGAAGGAGACTGTTGCAAACAATGAACGCGCCTACAGCATTGAGGGCGATGTGCTGTGGGTATGCCCCGGATGTGCCTGTACCTCCAACGAGGCGGTCATGAAGAAACAGCCCGCCCGGTGGGAGGCGGACAACCCCGCCGCCTATGCCAATGGGGAGCGTTCCTACTGGCTGAACGCCTTTGCCAGCCCCTGGGCGAGCTGGGAGAGCATCTGCCTGAAATACCAGAATGCCCTGGGGGATACGAAGAAGCTGCAGGTGGTCTACAACACCTGCTTCGGTATGCTGTGGGAAAACCGGGGAGACACCCCGGACCCGGACAAGCTCCTCGGGCGGCGGGAGATGTACGAGGCCGAGCTCCCGGAGGGAGTGCTGGTGCTCACCGCCGGGGTGGATACCCAGGACGACCGCATGGAGTATGAAATCGTGGGCCACGGCCACTTTGGAGAGACCTGGGGCATCGAGAAGGGCATCATCATGGGCAGGCCGGACGATCCAGCCACCTGGGACAGTCTGGATATGATGGTGTTCGACAGGGTGCTGAAATTCAAGGACGGTCTGGGGCTGAAGGTCAGTATGTCTTTTGTGGATGAGGGTGGACATTTCACCGGAGAGGTTCGGATGTTTTGCCAGAAGCGCATTCACAAGAAGGTGTTCTGCATCAAGGGCTTTCCCGGCCCGGACCGTCCCTTCACAAGTCCGCCCAAGAAACAGAAAATCATCGTCAACAACCGATACCTGGGGACGGTGTGGCAGTACCAGCTGGGTGTGGACTCTGGCAAGCAGATCATCATGGACAACCTCAAGGTGCAGGCTCCGGGGCCGAAATACTGCCACTTCCCCCTGCGGGATGACTACGGCGCGATGTATTTCAATGGCCTGCTGTCGGAACACCTGGTACCGGAGGGCAAGACCCGCCAGCGGTGGGTTTGGGAGAAGATCCAAGGCCACGAGCGCAACGAGCCCCTGGACTGCCGGAACTACGCGCTGGCGGCATTCAAGGTGCTGCCGGTGAACTTGGATGCCAAGGAGCGCCAAATTCAAAGAGCCAGGGGGAAGGCGGTGGACGCTCCATCGCCGGCGATGCCCCAACGTCCGTCTGAGCCCAAGAAGAAAAGATCCGGACTGGACAGCTATTATGACGAATGGTAGGTGAAGAAAATGCCCAATAAGGTTGAATTGAGGGCGCGGCTGGTGTTCTGGCGCAGTGCGCTGGAGAGACTTCGGGAGGCGTATCTCACCCTCCTGGACGGCGGCGTAAAAAGCTATAAGATTGGCAACGAGGAGTTGACCCGGCTGGATTTGGTCTCCCTTCAGAAGCGCATTGAGGAGGCCGAGAAGAAAGTGGACGAACTGGAGCTACTGTTGGAAGACCGCAAGCCCCGGCGCGCTTTCGCCGTAACGCCGCGGGATTGGTAAGGAGGCCAGCGCGTGTATCAGGACAAACGGACAAAGCTATACCTCCCGGACAATGTGCGGCCCCGCGCCAGCGGGTACGGTGATGCCGGGGCCAGCCGTATCCGCCGGGCACTGAAGGGATTTGACGCCCACAGCGGCAGCCCCAACGAGGACATCAACTGGCACAACTATACCATGCGCCAGCGGAGCCGAATGCTGTATATGTCCTCGCCGCTGGCAACCTCGGCCATCAACACCACCCGCACCAAGGCCGTGGGTGTGGGGCTGGCCCTCAAGAGCAGCATCGACCGGGAGACTGTGGGTCTTTCCCCGGAGGCGGCAAAAGAGTGGCAGCGGCGGACGGAGGCAGAGTTCCGTCTTTGGGCCGGCCGGAAGGACGCCTGCGACGCCATCGGCATGAATAACTTCGATTCCCTCCAGCAGCTTGCCCTCTCCTCTTGGCTGATGAGCGGCGACGTGTTCCCCCTGTTCAAGCGAAGGCCGCCTGACCACATTCGGCCATACTCCCTTCGGATACACCTGGTAGAGGCAGACCGGGTACGCACCCCCATGGAATACGGCGGGACTTCCTATCCCAACATCACCAATGGGAAGAACCCCAACACTGATAACCGAATCTTTGACGGTGTGGAGGTAGACGCCAGCGGTATGGTCGTTGCCTACTATGTGCATTCGACCTACCCCTGGGAGATCACCAGCGAGGAGGACAAGTGGGTGCGGGTGGCTGCTTATGGCGAGAAGTCCAAACTGCCCAATATCCTCCATGTGATGAGCAGCGAGAGGCCAGACCAGTATAGGGGTGTCAGCTATCTGGCCCCGGCCATCGAGCCGGTCCTCCAGCTTAACCGCTACATCAATTCCGCTCTGACCATGGCACTGATCCAAAGCTATTTCACCGCATGGATCATCCTCAAGAGCGGCACGGACGAGATCCCGTGGGACAGCGTGGGGGGCTGTGATGATTTGCAGGTGCCCGGAATGGACTCCGGCAGCACGCCCCATCCACGCACGAACCCAGATGATCTGGACATGGGGCCAGGGACATTCCACACACTGAAGGACGGCGAAGATATCAAATTCGGAAATCCGACCATGCCCGTGCCCGGATTTGATGATTTTGTGAAGACCTTCTGCAAACTCATTGGCGCAGGGCTGGGTATCCCCTATGACGTGCTGGTGAAGGAGTACAACTCCAGCTACTCCGCCGCCCGTGCTGCCCTCCTGGATTCCTGGGAGGACTTCCGAATGCGCCGGAAATGGTTTGTGGATGATTTCTGCCAGCCGGTCTATGAGGTCTGGCTTTCTGAGGCTGTAGCCCGTGGGCGTATTAACGCCCCGGGCTTTTTTGATGACCCGCTCATCCGCGCCGCCTGGTGCGGGGCGCAGTGGATTGGCCCTGTACAGGGCAGCCTTGACCCGCTGAAGGAGGCCCAGGCCGCCGTGCTTCAAATCCAGCACGCGCTGAAGACCCACGAGCAGGTGACCATGGAGGTGTCCGGCGGCGACTGGGACGCCAACGTGGAGCAGCTGGCATTGGAGAATGAAAAGCTGACCGCGGCCGGGGGCGGGAATGTCCAGATTACCATGAACCTGAACGACAATGGCGGTGACGATGACGAAGGAGGCGAGTCGAAGTGAGTTTTCTGGAACAGCTTTTTGGAAGGGGCTATGTGCGGGGGGCAGCTGAACCGCGTCGCCCGCTCCCTGTTTTCCCTCCGCTTTCTGAGCAGACTGCCAAACCATACACCATGGCAATGGTGGATGGCGAGAACGCGGAGATCACGATGTATGGGGAGATCGTGGAGGCCCAGCCCGTGGACTGGTGGACGGGTGAACGCATTGAGGGTGCGTTCATCGTTCAAACCGAGTTTCTGAAGGATCTGGAGGAGGTGGCCGGGGCCAAGACCCTGACCATCCGCATGGACAGCATCGGCGGGAATGCCGGTGTGTCCATCCTGATCCACAACCGCCTGCGGGACATGGCGGCGAAGGGTACCAAGCTGAAGTGCATCGTGGACGGGGTGGCCATGTCCGGCGGCTCCCTGATCATGTGCGCCTGTGACGAGGTGGAGGTGAACCCCTCCAGCCTGGTTATGATCCACAAGTGCTGGGGCTCCCTCTGGGGCGGGTACAACGCTGACGAACTGCGGGCGCTGGCCTCTGAATACGATGCCTGGGACAAAGCCCAGGTGTCCATCTACAAGCGCAAGTGCGGCCTGTCCGACCAGGTGATCTCCAATATGATGGCCAAAACCACCTACATGACAGGAGCTGAGGCGGTGGAGAAGGGGTTCGCCGACAAGCTCCTGGAGGATGCCGAGCCGCTGGATATCGCCGCCAGCGCCGATGGACGCAGTTTGTTTGTGCGCGGCCGGCAGTTTCATCTCACCCCGGGGATGTTTGCCCCGGACACCATTCCTACAGTCAAAGCCGGGGCTGGGTCCCCGGAGGAGACAAATACACACGAGCCGGTGCAGGCCGGCAGCGAAGGAGGAAAAACCATGGCAAAGAATCTTGAGGAGCTCCGGGCGGAGAACCCGGAGCTGGCCGAGGCGCTGATGGCCGAGGCCAAGGCCAGCCTGTCCGCGTCTGCGGGCGGCGGAACCCCTGCGCCCCAGCCCGGCCAGGATGCCGTCAGCGCCGCCGTCCAGGCGGAGCAGAAGCGCATCCAGGAGATCGACACGGTGGCGGCTCTGTACGATGCGGACACCGTCCAGGCGGCGAAGTACGGCAAGAACGCCTGCACCGCCCAGGAGATGACCTACCGCGCCGCCCAGAAGGCCGCCCAGCAGGGTAAGAAGTTCCTGGGCGATCTGGAGGATGACACTCAGGCGTCCGGCGCCCAGGGCGTCCCTGCGGCGGGCGACCCCGGAAACCCGCCCCCTGCGGAGTCCCAGACGCCCGACCAGCGCATGGCCAGCGCCCGTGCGGAGGTCAAGGCCCTTTTCGGAAAGGAGGAGAAGTAATCCATGGCTAAGGAACTGCGCCAGAAACTCGGCAGCATGGAGTATGACGGCCTGATCACCGGCCTCAACCCGCCCACCCGCGTGGATGGCGGCACTATCGCCAAGCTGTCCGCCGCTGCGGTCTATAAGCGGGGAACCCTCTTGGCGAAGTCCGCCAAGGATGGCCTGCTGCACATCCTGGGGGAGGCCCCCCCTGCCGCCGCCGAAGGGCAAACGGCGGACACCTATACCCCGGACTGCATCCTGTGCGATGATACTGAGGTGGGTACAACCGAGGATGTCCCCGTGGATGTCTATGTTGCTGGCTGCTTTGACCCGGAGAAGGTAACAGTGGCCAGTGGCTACACTGTCACCCAGGCTGACAAGGACAAGCTCCGCACCTACAGCATCGTCTTCAAGGCCGCAACGCCGGCCCCTTAAAGGAGGAGGAATCACACTATGGCTGTTTTGAATTTCTTTGATACCTACATCCTCATGGCGATCATGGAGGAGGTTGTGCCCAACACGTTCTTCTTCCGCGACCGCTATTTCCCCACCGAGGAGGGTGATGTCTTCGCCGCCGACAAGGTCCTGACCGAGTATCGCCGGGGCGACCGGAAGATGGCGGCCTTTGTGTCTGAGCGTATCGGGGACATCCCCATGGACCGCATCGGCTATGAGATCCACGAGCTCCAGCCGGCTTTCGTCGGTGTGTCCCGTCTGCTGACCGTGGACGAGCTGAAAAAGCGCGGCTTCGGTGAGGCGCTCTACGCCAACTCCACCCCCGCCCAGAGGGCCGCCCGGCTTCAGCGGGACGATATGCGCGACATGGATCTGCGCATCCGCCGCCGGGAGGAGTGGATGGCCGTGAACACCATGCTTGAGAATGCTTGCTTCATCCAGGAGTATGTGGATGACCAGACCAAGGGCAAAGCCCTCAGCGTGAAGTTCTATGAGGGCACCAGCGACCACCTCTACACCGTGGCCAAGCCCTGGGAGAGCTTCATGGAGATGCGGGCGGACATCATCGCCATGTGCCGGATGCTGTCCTACCGGGGCCTGCCCGTGGCCGACCTGCTGCTGGGCACCCAGACGGCGGATGGCATTTTGCAGTTCGATGATCTTCAGAGGTTGCTGGACAAGAACAGCGGCATTGCTGTCGGCGCCATCAACGAGCAGCTTTCCGCTTACACCGGCGTGGTGTTCCTGGGCACCATCAACTTCGGCGGGTTCCGGCTGAACCTGATCTCCGTGGATGAAAGCTATGAGGACGAGGACAGCAGGAACAAGCCCTACTTCCCCGTGGACGAGGCTATGGTCACCGCCCCCAACTGCGGCCACCTGATGTACGGCCAGATCACCCAGATCGACTACGGCAGCACCGACTATACATCCCACCCCGGCATCCGGGTGCCGAAGTTCGAGCTGGATCAGCCCAAAGATATGCGCAAGCTCCGTCTGGCCTCCCGGCCCCTGGCGGCGCCCCGGAACTACTGCCCCTTCATCCGGGCCAAGAAAGCGGTGGGCTGAGATGCGAGAAATTGTAATCAAGACCGGCGTCTATGGCCGCAGGGACGAGAGAGGCCGGGTGCAGCCCGTGACCAAAGGGGAGCGGGTGACCCTCTCGGACGAGGAGGCCGCCCGGCTGGTGGCCCTGGAGGTCGCCGTCTACGCGGACGCCCCCACGCAGGCCTCCGACGCACCCCCTGCGCCGCCCCCTGGCGGCGAGGAGGAGCCGGAGGCGCTCCAGTATACCACCGGTGATGACTCCGCCACAGAGGCCGCTACAGGCGGCAAGGATGGCGGCTCCGTTGATGCGGAGGTTGCCCGGCTGGAGCGGATGAGCAAGGCTGACCTGGAAAGCATGGCCCGTGACATGGGCGTGGATATCTCCGGCGCGAAGAATAACCACGAGCGGGCCGTGCTGATCGCGGCGGCAGACGAGGCGGAGGACGGCGAGGAGCCTCCCGAGCTGAGCGCCGGGGACATTGTCCAGTGAGCGGGTTTAAGGAGCAGGTCCGCCGGGACATTCACAAGGTTTTTTTAAACACCAGCGAGTTTGCAGAGAACCGCACCGTCCGCTATGACGGGGAGGAGTACCCGGACATCCCCGTGGTGCTGGAGGGGCCGGTGCAGGAGAAACGCAGCCGGCTGACAAATGACTATGTTCAGGGCCTGCACCTGGTGACCGCCGTCCTCTACTGTGCCCAGGAGGATTTGGGCGGCAAGCTGCCCAAGCAGGGTTCTGGCCTGGAGATCGCCACCCGCGAGGGTGGGAGCTTTTTCCAAAAATACTATGTGGTGGCGTCTGCCAGCCATATGGGGATGCTGCACGTGGAATTAGAGGCGGTGGGACAGTGAGCTACTTTTCTGACGATGACATCAGCCGGGAAGCGCGGGTACACGTTGGCGGCGGCCAGTACGCGGGCCCCACCGACAGCGGCGGCTTTGCCGGGGTACAGCTGTCCGTGGCCGGACAGGATGCCATTGACCGGGCGGCGGCGCTGCTGTCCGGCGCGGAGGGCGGCATCGAGAAGGCCGTGCGCAGCGCCATGGCCCGTGCGGTCAAGCGGCTGCAAAAAGCCAATGTGACTGCCGTTCGGGAGCGGTACGCCATCTCAGCCGCCAACATCCGGGAGAACGAGAACGTGCAAGTGACCTATTCATACGACAGCGGAGTGCAGGCCTTTGTCCGTTTCGGCGGCGAGCGCATTCCGTTATTCCGGTTTGATGGGGCATCACCCAGCCAGCCTACAAAGGACACCAGCGCCCGCCTGCCCGTCATGTCCAGGGAGGACCACTGGCGGCTGATGTATCCCAGTGTGGCCGCCTCCGGGCATGTGCTTAAAAGTACATCCCCGTCCAGATTTGAACATGCGTTTGTGGCCCGGATGCCCAACGGTCACGTGGGGATCTTCGAGCGCACCGGCGGCATGACTTCCAACGATAAAGACGAGATCGAGGAGCTGTTCGGCCCGTCCGTGCCCCAGATGCTGGGCAGCGAGACGGTGGAAAAGAAACTGGCGGAAGAGACCTTGCAGTCCTTTGAGAAGGATCTGGACCGCAGTGTCTTAGCCATTCTGAGCGGCTATATGAGGTGACTCAATGACAAAAGTGGTTCTGCTGGAGCGGATAAAAGAGTTCACCGAGGAGCAGACCCATGATCTGCTTTTCCCGGTCCAGCCCACGGAGAAGGACGAAAACCCCGCTGACCGGGCGGCTGCGGTGTATACCCCCAGCCTGCCGGAGCTGCGCTCTTACCAGCGCAAAGCCCCGTTCATGACCCACGAGATCGTCACCAGCAAGGACTGCATGGTCCAGTATCCCAACGGCGTGAGGACCATGCAGTCTACCGCCGTGGTGCGCACCTGCTTCTGCGTGTACCACAAAAATGAACAGGAGGGCAAGCTGGCGCTGCTGAACCTGATGGAGCGCACGCGCATTGCTCTGCTGAAATCGGTGGTCATCGGGAAGCAGTTCAAGCTGAACCTGGAAGCCGGGGTGGAGACGCTGGTGTACCCCGGCAACCCCAACCAGACCGCAGTTTCACCATTTTATCTGGGGGAGATGATCACCACGTGGTATCTCCCCACCGTTGAAAGAGAGGTTCACTATGGCAAAAAAGGATGCAGCAACATTCGCCAGCCAGGCCCCGGGCCAGACTGTGACCGCCCCGGACCTGGCCCTGGAGCAGTCCACGGGCAGTACGGAATCGAATGACGCGAAAGCCGGAGGGGATACCTCTGGCTTTTATATGTATATCGGCCCCTCGCTCAAGGGTCTGATCCGCAGCGGGACCATTTACCGCGGCGACCGCGCCCACGCCCTGGAGGAGGCCAAGGCAGCCATCGAGGCCCAGCCCCTGGTCAAGACACTCATCGTCTCCGGGGACTTTCTGCCCAAGGCGCGGCTGAAGGTGAAAACTCCCGGTAACGCGCTGTATGCAAGTTACCAGAAGATTATCAGAAAGTAAGGAGGAATCAAAGCTATGGCTGCAAATCTCGGCATCCATGTCTATGAACAGGCCACGGCGGTGAGCATCCCCGTCGTGGCGGACTCCGGCCTGCCCTATGTGGTCGGCGTTGCCCCTGTGCATATGGCAGCCAAGCCCGGCAAGGTCAATACCCCCGTTCTGGCCACTAGCTGGGACGAGGCGGTGGAAAAGCTGGGCTTCTCTTACGACTGGGAGAAGTATCCCCTGTGCGAGTTCATGTACTCCCACTTCCAGCTCTTCGGCTGTCAGCCGGTGATCTTCTGCAACGTCATGGACCCGGCTTCCATGAAGGAGGACGTGGCGGCGAAGGAGTACGCGGTGGAGGAGCACGCGGTCCGTCTGCCCCTGGAGGCAATTGGCGGCACCGTTGAGGTCAAAAACGGCGAAACAATTCTCGCGGCGGACGAGGATTACAGCGTCTACTACGACAGCGGCACCGGGGCCTGTGTGGTGGAGCTGCTGGAGAGCGGCTCCGCTTACGACGCGGCAAAGCTCAGCATCAGCTATACCGCCGTCAAGCCGGACGAGGTGGTGCTGGCGGACATCGTGGAGGGTATCGGCCACATCGACGACTGCATGACCACCGTGGGGAAAATCCCCGACACCCTGTGCGCCCCGGCCTGGTCCCACAACACCGTGGTGGCGGCGGTGATGGCCACCAAAGCGGCGGGTATCATGGGTCTGTTCCACGGCAAGTGCCTCATCGATGCGGACTGCGGCCCGGAGGGTGTGACGGAGTATTCAGAACTGGCCGGGTACAAGGACAAGAACAATTTCGTGGATGAGAACCAAATCGTCTGCTGGCCAATGGTCCGGCTGGGGGATTACAAGTTCCATCTGTCCACCCAGATCGCGGGGCTGATGGCAAAGGTGGACACCGGCAACGGCGGGTGCCCCTACGAGAGCCCCAGCAACAAGAGTCTGAAAATGGATACCTGCTGCCTGGCCGACGGCGCCGAGGTCAATCTCAGCTGGCCCCAAGTCAACATCGTGGCGGGGGATTACGGCGTGGTCACGGCGGTCAACTTCCTGGCAGGCGGCTGGGTGGCCAAGGGCAACTACACCGCCTGCTACCCCGCCAACACCGATGTGAAGGACCAGTTCATCCCCGTGTCCCGGATGTTCGACTGGGTGGGTAACACCCTGATTCGGACCTTCTGGAGCAAGCTGGACAAGCCCATGAACCGGCGGCTCATTGACTCCATTTTGGACACCTGCAATATCTGGCTGGGCGGTCTGGTGGGAACGGAGAAGCTGCTGGGGGCCAGGGCAGAGATGCTGGAAAGCGAGAACAACCTGCTGGACCTGATGGCGGGCATCCTCCACATCCACATCTACATTACCCCGCCCAGCCCCATGCAGGAGTGCGATTTTGTGCTCGAATATGATGTCAGTTATGTGGAAGCGGCTCTGGCCGCGTAAGGAAGGGGAAAACAGATTATGACGCAATTTCCTGCCGCAACAATTGCCTTCCGCGTCTATGAGGACAGCGTAAACGAGGTGGGCGTGGCCAATGTCACCCTGCCGGACATTACCAACAAGGCTGTTACCCTCAGCGGTGCCGGTCTTATGGGCGATGTGTCCGTGCCCGTTATGGGCATGATTGAGAACATGACCATGGGCTTCAAGTTTCTGAGTCACACCGACCCTAAGACCTTCGCCCTGTTTCTGGAGCAGCGCAAGCACCAGATCGAGCTGCGGGTGGCGGAGGAATACTGGGACGTTGAGGACGCGGAGATCGGGATGTGGCCCAACAAATATGTCTTCATCGCCAGGCCCAAGAGCATGAAGTCGGGCGGTATTACCCCCGCCACCGCCTCCGACTCCTCCGGCGACTTCGATGTGTACCTGTACGCCGCCTACCGCGATGGCGTGGAGCTGTGGTACATCGACAAGCGCAACATGATCTTCCGCGTCAACGGCAAGGACTATATGGCCGACGTGCGGAAGGCGCTGGGGTACAACTAAATCACACAAGAGCCCCGGCGGATTCGCCGGGGACTTATTTGAAAGGAGCATACCCATGACCGATGAAAAGAAAACCACGACCGTCGAGGACTCCGCCCGGCAGGCGGAGCAGATGGAATCCGAGGCAAAGGCCGGACCCGAAAACGGCACGCATACCCACACCTTCGCCAAGCCCTTCACCTATGAGGGCAGGACCTACAAAAAGCTGACCTTCGATTGGAGCGGCCTGAGCGGGAAGGACAGTGTGGAGATCGAGCGGGGGCTGCTGCGGCGCGGCATCACCACGGTCATGGCCGAGTACACGCCGGAGTACCTGGCGTCCATGGCGGCGCGGGCCTGCACCCACCGCAGTGAGGAGGGCTTCCGCACCGTCAGCCTGGATATGCTCTACGCCATGCCCCTGCCGGAGTTCCGGGCGATTTGCGGGGCGGCGCGGCGTTTTTTACTGCGTGCGGGGTAACGACCTGCGACGGGGGCCGTTGGCTCCGAAAGCAGTGTCTGCTCCTCGCACGGAATAACAACACCCCGGCCAGCGACTGGCTGGTAACGCCTCTGATAGAGCTTGGCCCATGGATCAGGGCCAACAACGAGATCGAGGCTGAGAATGAGCAGCGCAGAAGGGAGGAGGTGCAGCGTGGCAGGTAGAAAAGAATATGAGGTGATGTTCGCCCTCAACGCCTCCATGAACGGCAATTTCCACGGGGCTTTCAGCAAAGCCCAGGCGGAATTTACCCAGCTGGGCAAGGAGATCCAGGGCCTGCATAAGGTTCAGGGGGATATTTCCTCCTATCTGAAGCAGGAACAGGCCGTTGCCTCCACCGCCGCGAAGCTGGAAAATCTGCAAAAACAGGAAGCCCTTCTTGTGAAGCAGATCGAGGCAGCGAAGAATGCCGAGGAGCAGGATGCCGCTGCAATTGCCGGACTGGAACGGGAAAAGGTCAGGCTGGAGCAGCGCATCAAGGATACCGAGACGGCACTGGAGCGGCAGAATCAAAAGCTGAAAACCACCGGCGCACGTTTGGAGGAGGCAAAGGTCAACACCGGCGACCTCACCGGCGAGGGCGCCCGCCTGTCGGCCCAATTGGATGAGCTGCGGACACGGCAGCAGAATGTGGCAGAAACCGCCAAAAGCATGGGACAGGCCCATGAAGAGGCCGCGGGCGAGGCGCAGGGCTTCGGGGAGAAGTCCGTGCAGGCGTTCGGAGCGGCACAGGAGGCCATTACTTCCGCCGGGATCGCACTGGCGCTAAAGGAAGTCGCGGACGCTTACGCGGAATGTGTCACCGTGGCGGCGGACTTCCAGGAGGGGATGTCCGGAGTGCAGGCCATTTCAGGCGCGACGGCGGAGGAGATGGCGCTGCTGTCGGACAAGGCCAAGGAGATGGGCGCGTCCACCAGCTTTACCGCCAGGGAAGCCTCCGACGCAATGGGCTACATGGCAATGGCCGGGTGGAAAACCAATAATATGCTGGACGGCCTGGAGGGCATTATGAACCTGGCCGCCGCCTCCGGGGAGGATCTGGCGTCTACCTCCGACATCGTGACTGACGCGCTGACCGCTTTCGGGATGCAGGCATCGGACAGCGGGCGGTTTGCCGACATTCTTGCCGTGTCTGCCGCCAACGCCAACACCAACGTGGGCATGATGGGGGACACGTTCAAATATGTGGCCCCCATCGCGGGAGCGCTGGGCTACACCGCTGAGGACACGTCGGTGTCCATCGGCCTGATCGCCAACAGCGGCATCAAGGCGTCCCAGGCCGGTACCACCCTGAGCTCCATCTTCACCCGACTGTCCACCGATGCCGGGGCTAGCTCCACCCAATTGGGAGCGCTGGGCGTGCTGACCGAGAAGCTGGGCGTGGCCTTTTACAACGCTGACGGCAGTACGCGGGAATGGAACGCGGTTCTTGCCGACAGCCGCGCGGCCTGGGCCGGTCTGACCGAGCAGCAGCAGATCAGCTACGCCAAAACCATCGCGGGACAGGAGGCCGTGGCCGGGTGGCTTGCACTGATGAATGCCGCGGACACGGATGTGCAGAAGCTCACCACCAGCGTGGACAACTGCTCTGGCGCGGCCCAGCGCATGGCTGAAATCAAGCTGGATAACCTCAATGGCCAGCTTACCCTCATGGACAGCGCCATGGACGTGCTGAAGACCACTATTGGCGAGCAGTTTAACCCCGAGCTGCGGGGGCTGGCCGAGGTCGGGACAGATGTGCTGACCGGCATCGATTGGTTTGTTCAGAAAAACCCCGCGCTGACAAAAGGACTGATGGCCGGGACGGGCGCTTTTATGGCTATGGGCACCGCTATTGTAGGCGTGAATGCCGCCATGAAAGCGTTCCAGGCCCTTAACGTTGCGGCGCTTTTCGCTGGCCCGGCAGGGGCCATTCTGGGCGGGGCCGCCGCTGTGGCAGGTTTGACCGCCGCAGTCGTGGCCCTTGTAACCGCCACAGATGACGGTATCCCCTCGGTGAAAGAGCTGACCGGGGCCGCACAGGATATGCGGGAGGCTATGGCTGAGGCCGGGGCCGCCTATGAGGATACGGCAAACAAAACCCAGGCCACGGCGGAAGTGGCCGGGATGTACATCGACAAGCTGGAGGAGCTGGAAGCGGCGCAGGGCGAGAATGCGCGGGAGAGTCAGGAGTACCAGAATGTTCTGGCGCTGCTGCTGCGGACCATGCCGGAGTTGTCCGACTGCATCAGCGAGACCACAGACGAGTACGGACGCTCGACCTATGCCCTGAATGCCGACACCCAAGCCCTGCGGCAGAACACCGAGGAATACAAGAGGAACGTACAGGCCAAAGCCTACCAGGATTACATCAATTCCCTATATGACGGCTATGGTGCCGTCATGCAGGAGGCCGCCGCCAACAGCATCAAGCTGACCCAGGCGCAGATCAAGCTGGAAAACGCGGAGAAAAAACATGCGGCGGCAACAGAGCGTATGAACGAGCTGGATCGCAAGGCCGCTGAAGGCTGTGAAGTGCTTGCGGATGAATATTTTGAAGCGGAAAACGCCCTCTTCGAGGCCAGGGAAGAGATAGAAGAAGCCCAAAAAAGCATCGACCATTTCAGTGATGCCATTGAAGCGGATACGCAGGCAGTAGCCGAAGCCGAGGAGGAGCTCAACAGCGCGGCGGCGGCGTATGAACACCTGAACGGGGCGGCGCAGGAAATGACAGACGGAGAGCGCCGGGCCGCCGAGCAGACGCAGGAGCTGAGCGGGGCCATTAACACCACCATGGAGGCGGTGCAGGAGCTTACCGCGGCCTACTATGAAGCCTATGACGCGGCGCTGGAGTCCATCGGCGGGCAGTACGCCCTTTGGGATGAGGCCGCAAAGGTGGCTGAGACTAGCGTGGGGGATATCAACGCCGCGTTGGAGAGCCAGGCCGGGTATTGGCGGGACTACAACGCAAACCTGGAGTTCCTGGCAAACCACACCGATGATATTGAGGGCCTGAGGGCTGTGATCTCCAGCTTCGCTGACGGCAGCGCCGACAGCGTGAACGCCGTGGCGGGCATTGCCGACGCCCTCAGCCGGGGTGATACGGAGTCGGTTAAGCAGATGGTAGCCAACTGGAAAGAGGTGCAGCGGGAGCAGGAGGCCACTGCCCAAAGCCTGGCCGATATGCAGACCGGCATGAGCGCCGTCATGGACGAGTGGGGCTTTGCCCTGGCTGAGGACATCGAGGGTATGAACCTGAGTGATGAGGCCAGGGAGGCGGGACGAGAAACCATTCAGGGCTATGTGGACGCGGCCAATGAGATGCTGCCCCAGGTCCGGGCTGCCTTTGAAAGCCTGTCAAACGCGGCTGTGGCTGCGATTGGGCAGACCTACTATGAGAGAAAGGCAGACCGTATCCGTAATGGCTCGGAGGACAAAACGCTTCGCGGCTTTGCCTCCGGGACCGGCAGCGCGCCCCCCGGCTGGGCCTGGGTGGGCGAGGAGGGCCCGGAACTGATGCTGATGCGTGGCGGGGAAACCGTCTTGCCTGCCGAAATCTCCCGCGAATTTGCCCTAATGAACGTCCATCCGACTAAGACCACACCTTACGCCAACGCGACGGCCGATGCGCCCGACGCCTCGCGGGTTATCATCAATGCCTGCGCAAATGCC